TTAACAACTACATTACTAACTGCAGCATCAGATCAAGTTAATAAAATTAATTTAATCAGAGTTACAAATGTAACTGATACCGATGCAACGGTTACAATTGATTCAGAAGTTTCAGGAACACATAAAGAATTAGCTGATGAACTTACAGTTCCAGCTCACGCTTCAGTTGATGTAATAGATAAAAATTCATCTTTCTATTTACAAGAAACTGATCTTATCAGAGGCGGAGCATCAGCAGCATCAACACTAGTAGTCACAATATCATACGAATTGATAGACGACGCGTAGGAGGACTAACCGATGTCGGAAAGTTATCCTAGACGAGACCAAGCCAGAGGGATTTGGAAGATTGGTGATATCACTAAAAATATAAAAGATGTTGGAACTTATCCTGGTTCTATTGGAGGAGATAGAGCAATTTTTTTTGGAGGTTGGACTCCTGGAGGAGGAGTTAATAATATAGATTTTGTAGAAATAACCACTACAGGTAACGCTACAGACTTTGGTGACATGAACGTAACTAGTTACGGAGGGAGTGCTTTATGTGATGGCATAAGAGCAGTTATGTATCAAAACAACCCTGCCATAGATTATGTTTATATTTCTAGCACAGGTAATGCAGCAGATTTTGGAGACACAGTAACAGCAAGACAATATTCATTTGGTGCTAGCACTAAAACAAGAGGATTTAGTGCAGGGGGACGAACACCTTCAGTATCAAATGCAATAGAATTTATTACATTTGTAAACACAGGAAGCGCAACAGATTTTGCAGATCTTCATACAGCAACAGAAAAAGCAGGATCAGGTAATAATCATGTTAGAGCTTTGTATGGTGGCGGAGCAGCACCATCAACAACAAATGCGATAGGTTTTTATGATTTAACCTCAAGTGGTAACTCTATTGATTTTGGAGATTTAACAAGAAGCGATAGTTATATGTCAGGTAATTCTTCAAATACAAAAGTTTTTTTTGGAGGTGGTAGCCCAGGAAATGTAGACATAATAGATGATGTTACAATAGCATCTCTTGGTAATGCTACAAATTTTGGAGATTTAACTGCCGCAAGAGAAGCTTTATCTGGAACTGGAAACATGCAAAGAGGAATATTTGCAGGAGGTTGGGATGGAAGCCCAAGTAACGTAATTGATTATATAACTTTTTCTTCTGCAGCTAACGCAGTTGATTTTGGAGATCTTACAGTCGGTAGAGGTTATGGAGATTATGCAACTTCTCAATCAAACTCAGGTCTAGAAGAATTTCAACCAAGAGCCCCAGAACTTTATTCACCGATAGGTAAACCTTTTAATTTTAAAAAAGGAGCTGTTGACAGAGGTGTCACAGCTGGTGGTGGAGCTGCTTCTAATACAGTGGTGGCTACAATTGATTACGTAACAATTTCAACAACAGGTAATGCACAAGATTTTGGTAATTTGACAAAAGCTAGACAAGGTGCTGGAGGAGCTTCTAATGGAGTTATTGGTACTTTTTATTCTGGTTCAGATTCATCAACTGAAAGCATAATAGATTTTATTCAACTTGCTTCTCTTGGAAGTGCTCAAGACTTTGGAGATACTTCTTTTGCTAGAGAATGGAACTCAAGTAATTGTGCCTCTGATACAAAAGGAATTTTTGGAGGAGGTTCTTCTCCTGGTGCTAATGTAATTGAAGAAATTACTTTTTCTACAAAAGGAAATCCATCAGACTATGGTGATTTAACTGTTGGTCGTTCTCAGTTACAAGCTGTATCAAATACAACAAGAGGTTTATTTGCAGGAGGTAATTCAGGATCAGATTCAAATGTGGTTGATTATATTTCAATGACTTCTCTTGGAAACGCTACAGATTTTGGTGATTTATCAAATGCATCTGAAGGTCCAATGGCAGGAGGTAATTCTACAAGAGCAATTTTTGCAGGTTCTTTTAGTCCAATGAGAGATTATATAGATTACTTTACAATTGCAAGCACAGGTAATGCAACAGATTTTGGTGACCTTACACAATCCAGAGGTGCTGGTGGAGGTACTTCTAATTCTACAAGAACTATATTTATGGGAGGTAGAGGAAGTGATGGCGCACCTTATGCGGGAGTAAATACTATTGATTATGTTACAACAGCATCAACTGGTAATGCCACAGATTATGGAGACTTAACAAGTATTAGAAGATATACGTTTAATGGTTTATCAGACTCACATGCTGGACTTACGTAAGATTCTATAGTATAAAACCCACAACATGATCATATACATGCTAAATTATAAAGGAGAAAAATATGTCATCTAAAGATCTAGTTATACAAAAACTATCAAACTCACCACTGGTTAAAAAAGAGTATAAACAAATGTTAACCAATATTAATACCAATTTACCTGCAATCAAACAATCAAGCTCAAACTTCTATAAATCACACTCACAGTTTATGGGTGTCATGTTAGACGTTACAGCAATCACACCTATCAGATCAGTCAAGCACACACTAGCTGAACTAGATAAAACCAGAATGGCTCTAGAAGAGGCACAACTTAAAATGATGAAGAAGGATATAGAGCTTCGTCAGAAAGAAAAGAAACTAGCTGATGGTGATTTTAAAGATGAGTTAGAAAGAGAATTATTAGAAACTGAGATTTTAGAGGTCAAAGTAAACATGAATAACATACAAAATTCAGTATCTGGTGCTATTAGGAAGATGAACTTCTTTACCAATCAGTATAAAAGTATATTGAAGAAGTTAGGTAAAGATGATATCACAGAGGAAGAGTACGAAAAAGAGGAGTCTAGATATCACGTAATGACGTGTATGAAACAGGCTCTAAATGCTGCTCGTGCAAGAGGTGGAGTTATCGACGAAGGAAACTTGATTTATCTCTTCGACATGGGTATAAATAGTGCTCAAGCGCAAGCTGAAATTTATGCGTATTTAAAAATGGAAAATACGTTAATGGATGAAGGTAAAGCGCCAACTCACGAAATGACCATGCAATGGTTAGAAGCGTGCGCTGATAAATTCTCTGGTGAATCTGTAAAATTCGCAGAGCGAAGAGGATTTAAGTTGTACGATGAAGACTCGCTCAACACTAAACTGTTAGATAATAAGGAGAAACCAAATGGCAAACAAGATAGTTAAATATACACTGACGAATCAAGGGACAATTCCAACATGGATTGAAGATGGCGGATATTACCCTAATTCTGAAGAAGTTATGATTGGTGCAACGGTTGATGGTTCGGATGAAACTGGACTTGGTGAACTTGCAAGTGAAGCAGATGTAAAAACGTATTTAGAGAGTTATACATCTTCTTGGACTGAACGAAACCCTGATTCCAATGACCCAGCTGCAACTGTACCATTCGATCAAACAAGAGCAGCCACACATATCTGGTCCAAAAAGATAGGTTAGTAAATGGCTAACTACCCGCAACTCGATAACGCATCAGGCGTTTGGAATCTGCGTGAAGTCTATGACGCGGTAATGGGTGGGTATTGGCCGAATGCAAATTCAATTGGTTTATTTAGTGGAGGATTTAATCCTGGATCTGTTTCTAATATTAATAAAATAACTATATCAACAACAGGTGACGCCACTACATTTGGTAACTTATCAAGAGCCACTGGTAACACATGGTCGGTTTCATCTTTTATACGATCAATAAATTCTGGAGCTAGTGGAGGAAGTAATACTATAGATTATGTTAGTTTTACCACAGAAGGTAATGCAGCTGATTTTGGTGATTTAACTGCAGCAAGAGATAGACATGCTGGTCTTAGTAATTCAATAAGAGGTGTTTATGCAGCAGGATACTCACCAGCCTCTCCATCTTTTTCAAATGTTATAGATTACATAACCATGGCCTCTACTGGTAATGCAGTAGATTTTGGCGATGCAACACAAGCCAGAGTTTCTTTAGCAGGAGCGTCATCACCAACAAGGGGATTATTTATGGGCGGCACTACTGCAACTGATGGTAGTGTTAAAGTTAATACAACAGATTTTGTACAAATCATGACAACAGGGAATGCAACTGATTTTGGTGATTTAGCAACTACCCGTTTAAATCATGCAGGCACTTCATCTTCAACTAGAGCAGTTGCTATTGGTGGAACCACAGAAACATCTATAGAATTTTTAACCATAGCATCGCAAGGCAATGGTATTGATTATGGTGATTTAACAACAGGCAAACAAACTGATGCAACTTCTAATTCTGTGCGATCAGTAAATTATGGTGGTTCTACAAGTCCAGCTTTACAAAACTCGATAGATTTTTTTACAATCACAAACGGAGGAACAACAACTGATTTTGGTGATGCAGTGCAAAGTATATTTAGATGTAGAGGTTCTTCAAACTCACACGGCGGATTAAACGACGGGTATCAAGGAACAAGACCAATACCATTTAACGAAGCTGGTGGAGATAGAGGTATTATAGCAGGAGGACAAAGTCCTGGAACATTAAATGAAATGGGTTTTATTACAATATCCTCTACAGGAAATGAAAATGATTTTGGAGATTTAACTCAAGCTAGACAAGGTTTAGGTGGTATAGGCGGTAAAACTAGAGCAATATTTGGTGGTGGTAATGCATCACCAGTAATTACAGCTTCTGCTGTAATTGATTATGTAGAATTTTCTACAAAAGGTAATGCTGCAGATTTTGGTGATTTAACTTCAGGAAGATTTACTTCAGGTGCTAACAATAATACTAGAGGTGTATTTATGGCAGGTGCAACACCAACAAGAGGAAATATTATAGATTACATTACAATTGCAACTTTAGGAAATGCATCAGATTTTGGTGATACAACTATTTCAGTTTCACAGGGTGGGGCAACAGCATCTAATACAAGAGCGGTAAGAGGTGGTGGATCTAGCCCTAGTTACACTAATGTTTTAGATTACGTAACAATTTCAACAACAGGTAACGCTACAGATTTTGGTGACTTATCAGTTACTAGAAATGAAGTCGCTGCCGTTGGTTCTGATACTAGAGGAGTATGGTCTGGTGGTGAAACACCAGCACCTGCATTGTCAAATGTTATGGATTATATTACAATCGCAACAACAGGTAACGCTACAGATTTTGGAGATCTGCTTGATGGGACTCAAGCACAATGTAGAGGTAACATGTCCAACACAACAAGAGGTGTTTATGCAAATGGAGCAACTCCTAGTTTAATTAATGTAATGCAATATATTACAATCTCATCCACTGGTAATGCAACTGATTTTGGAGATGCAATAACAGCAAAACAAACAGGTGCAAGTGTAGGAAATGGTCAAGGAGGGTTAGTCGGTGGCTAGATCAACAACATTTAAATATACTGTAACAGTAGTTAATCCTGGTTCAGGAAACAAATACTATTTAGATGGTATACTTGTATCTCAAATAACTTTATTTCCTGGTTGCACGTACGAGTTTAATCAAGATGATAGCAGTAATGGTGGACACCCATTAAGATTTTCAGAAACATCTGATGGTACACATAATTCTGGATCAGAATACACAACAGGTGTTACAACATCCGGTACACCAGGTTCTGCTACAGCGTTTACAAAAATAGAAGTAACAAGTTCTACACCCTTTGTTTTATATTACTATTGCACAAGTCACTCTGGTATGGGTAACATGGTTCAAGTTCCTGCTAGTCAAGGCTCAAACGGAAGAGGAGTAGGTGCAGCTGGTAATGCACCTAGTGCAACAAATGTCATAGACTATATAAATATAGCTTCAACAGGTGATGCTGCAGATTTTGGAGATTTAATTCAAGCACAGGCAGCTTGTTCTGGAACAGGTAATCTAACTCAACTAACAACTTTTGGTGGTAACACTCCAGCGGATACAAATCAAATGCAACAAGTTCTTTTTCAAAGTTTAGGAAACAGTTCTGATTTTGGAGATTTAGTAAGTGAAAATAGATATCTTGCAACAGCAGGAAATAAAATAAAAGCAATTACTGGAGGTTCAAATGGTGGTGGACCATCATCAGCAGATACAGCTATTCAATGTGTAATTTATGCATCACAAGGACAATCTTTCGATACAGGAGCAGATATGACAAAAGGTGGTTGGGGACAAGCTGCGGCTTCATCTCCAACAAGAGCGATATTTGCTGGTAGACAAAACAATGATTCTTTTCCAAACGATGCAAATTTATACAGTAACACAATTGATTATGTAGATTTTGCATCAGTTGGAACATGTAGTGACTTTGGAGATTTAGGAACAGGAAGACAATATGGAGGTGGTGTTTCATCAAGCACTAGAGCGTGCATAGGTGGAGGAACTGTTGCATCTTATCCAGGAACAATTACAAATGATATAGAATATATTACAATGGCTTCCACAGGAAACGGAACAACTTTTGGAGATTTAAGTGTATCAAGAAGATTACTTGGTCAACAAATGTCTACAAACACTAGAGGAGTTTTTTGTGGAGGTTCTACACCAAGTATTTCAAATGTTATGGATTATATCACAATAGGATCAACAGGTAATGCAACAGACTTTGGTGATCTTACACAAGCTAGAGAAAATAATGCAATGGGGTCTGACTCATCGGGAGGTTTACAATAATGTCTATAAATAAAATTAGAGATAACTATGATAACAGAAGAGCGTTTACAACGAGACCTGACAGAGCAATTGAGATGGGTGGTTTTGAACCAAGTGCAACAAAAAATGGTTCTAGTATTCAAATGGCAACTGGTGGAACATCAACTGACTTTGGCGATCTAACAAACAATCGTACTTTAGCAGGAGGCATGAGCGCGTCTTCTACAACTAGATCTTTGTTTTATGGAGGTGAAGTTCCCGGTGCTAACTCAACTGACGTAGATTCTTTTGAATTAGCTTCAACAGGTAATGCAGCAGATTTTGGTGACTTAGCGGTAGCTAGAGGTTATTCAGCCGCGACAAGTAATGGAACAAGAGCTATAAGTGCTGGTGGTGTTACACCTGTGATAAATAATATAGATTTTGCATCTATCGCTCAAATGGGAAACTTTACAGATTTTGGAGATTTAACAGTTTCAAGAAACTCATTAGTTGGAATTTGTAGTCCTGTAAGAGGAGTGTTTGCTGGTGGTACAGATGGTACATCACCATCACCTGCTTTTAAAAACGACATAGATTATATTACAATCAACTCAACTGGTAATGCGACTGACTTTGGAGATCTAACAGGAACATCAGGTTACATGTCTGTAACTAATGATTCATCAGGAAAAGGATTTTTTATAGGTGGTCAAGGTTCACCATCAACTAAAGATAACACTACAACAGATGTTATTACAATTGCAACAACAGGTAATGCTACTGAATTTGGAAACCTAACACAGGCAACAAAGGTGGCTGCGAGCGCTTGTCAAGGAACAACTGGATTTACTTTAGGTGGTGCAAACCCATCTTACAATAATGTTATACAAAGATTTGTTATGCCTTCATTAGGTAACATGACCGACTTTGGTGATTTAAATGCAAGTAAAGGAGATAACAAAGGTGCATGTGGTTCTCATGATGGTATTGATTGGGGTTCAGTTGGTGTGCAACGTCCATCAGTAATTTATATGCCTGGATCAGGGAGAGGATTTACAAATGCAGGAACAAACTCTGGTGGTTCAGCTGGTTCAATTAATAGAATACAAATGACCCATATTCCAACTTTAGGTAACGCTGTAGATTTTGGTAATCTTAATTCTTCAAGACAACTACCAGGCTCAACATCTAGTGTTACCAGGTCGTGTGTTGCAGGAGGAGAAAGTCCAAGTGGCATTATAAATGTCATTGATACTTATGAACACGCATCTTTAGGAAATGCTGCAGATTTTGGTGATCTATCAGTTTCAAGAAGAAATCTTCCAGGTGGTGGTTCAAATGGAACAAGAGGTACTTTTAATGGTGGTAATACACCTTCAAGATCAGATGTTATAGATTATATAACAATTGCAAGTGCAGGTAATGCAACTGACTTTGGAAACTTAACAACAGCTACTGAAGGTAAAGCTGCATGTTCAAGTCCAACTAGAACAGTTTGCATGGGTGGTTATAAAGACTCAAGTCCAAACTACACAGCAGAAATAGATTATTATACAACTGCTTCTACAGGAAACGCTTCAGACTTTGGCGATATGACAGAGGGAAGAAGTTTAGGTGCACCTGTTTCTTCTGATACTAGAGCAGTAAATGCAGGTGGTTATACTTCATCTAGAACTGTAACTATTGATTATATTACTATCGCATCGACAGGTAATTCTACAGACTTTGGAGATTTACCATCAGGTTTTGGTGCTGCGGCTTCAGGTTTATCAAACAATGTTAGAGGACTTTTTGCTGGAGGTGAAGTGCCTGGAACCGATAGTGCTCAAATAAATTTTGTAACAATTGCTTCCACTGGTAATACTGCTGATTTTGGCGATTTAGTAGAAGCTTGTCAATATACTTCTGGAACTTCTGACTCACATGGTGGTTTACAAAGCGCATAGAATAGTGTAGTATCCTACAAAATGAAAGAAGAATTATTACAGTTATTTCCTACACCTTTGTTGATCGTGCCATACGAACAACCGATTGATAAAGAGCTAGCATATTTAAAAACTATTAGTTATCGTGAACAACAACAAAACGGTAATTATAGATCTGATGATTCGTACTTGTTACGTAAAGAAGAATTAAATAATATAAAAAATTTTTTAAGTGAGTCTATTGATAAATTTACTAAAAATGTTTTACAATCAAAACAAAGATTAGTAATTACCCAGTCTTGGGCAAACAGAAATCCAAAAGGGTCCAAGCATCATGAACATGTGCATCCAAACAGTATTATATCTGGTGTGATGTATTTTCAAATAAACGAAAAACTACCACCTATACAATTTTCAAAAGCAAACCAAGATGGCATGAAACTAGATCCTATAAAATACAATCATGTAAATTCAGAATCTTTTATGTTGCCTTGTAAACCAGGTGAGTTAATATTATTTCCATCTTCACTAAAACATAGCGTGCCGATAAATCAAGGTGATGAAGATAGAATTAGTATGTCTTTTAATACATTTAGTATTGATGCTATTGGATCAGAACACGCGCTAACTCATTTAGATATAAGGAGGTTGATGAATGAGCACAATTAAAAGTTATATATACGTAAAGAATCACATACCAAAAGAATTATGTGAACAATTAATAGATGAATGCAATAACGGTATTTGGAAAAAACATACTTGGAATAATTATGCAACAGGTACATTTGAATCTGAGCCTACAAAAGAATTAGATGTAATGCCTTGCACCAAAGAACAACAAGCAAAGATTACACCATACTTAGTTGAAGCATTAAATGAGTATCAAGAAAAACATAGTGTGCCAGGACAAAAGACTCAAGGACCATGGCTCACGAAATTTAGCCCTATACGTTTTAACAGATATCAAGTCGGCACTATGATGAGAGAACATTATGATCATATACATAGTATATTTGATGGTCAGATGAAGGGAGTTCCAATAGTATCTATTGTAGCCAATCTAAATGAAGACTATGAGGGCTCTGAATTCTATTGCAGAGGAGAGAAAATTGAGTTAAAAACAGGTGATATACTGTTATTTCCATCTAACTTTATGTACCCACATGAAGTTAGAGAGACTACAAAAGGCACTCGTTACTCGTTTGTAAGCTGGGCCTTTTAATATATAATGAGGTTATATGCTACAAAAAATAGGTTTTCAGCCAGGTATCAACAAACAGATAACACCTACGGGTGCAGAAGGTCAATGGACCGATTGTGATAATGTTAGGTTTAGATATGGCACACCTGAAAAAATAGGTGGTTGGAAACAATTAGGAGATGATGCTCTTACAGGAGCAGGTAGAGGTCTTCATCACTTTGTAAATAGTCTATCTAGAAAATATGCAATCATAGGTACAAACAGAATTTTATATGCATTTTCTGGTGGTGTATATTATGACATACATCCTATTAAATCTACAACAACGCTTACAAGTGCATTTACCACGACAAACGGATCAGCTGAAGTTACAATAACTTTTAGTGGTGCTCACAATATATCAGCACAAGATATTATATTGTTAGATAGTTTTTCATCTATTACTAACTCTGACTTTGCAGCTGCAGATTTTAACGATAAAAAATTTATGGTGACATCTGTGCCTACAAGTTCAACGCTT